GTTTTGAGACGAATTGAAATAACAGGATAATAAGTTCCTGCAGGAGAAGGTAAATCTACTGGTGCTGTAATTGGAGTATTTACTGCTTGTTGCAATCCACGCAATTCATAACCACCTTCTGAAATTACACTAGAGCAGACTTGCTTGAGAGTGCTGCTACTTGTAGTAATTCCAGTATTAGCAATCTCATATCTCAAAGGAAGTGATGCTGTTGTAATATAAGTTGATTGGATTAGATTTGCGTGGTGGAATGAATGTGCATGAATAAACTGACCATCAATCACAAATCCCATTCTGACTGTGCCAAGACCCAACCACTCAATATCCATCCAAAGAATTTGTGCTTTGGTAATATCTAATGTAATACCAGAAACTCCAGTGCCATCTAACTTATCAATATTCCAATTATCTTGTGATACTGAAGTTTCAGTGCCAGTAGATAAACTTCTTTCTACAAAGTAAGGAGTCGTGTCATTAATTTCAAAATATAGTCCATTATCGGCACCAAAATAACCAATTCTCTGTCTTAGATTTTCTTTTGGTGTAGCAGGAACAAATGTATTTAAAACAAGCAAAGATTTGCCTGGTTGATATGAAAATGTCTTTGTAGTTTCTCTAATTGCCGAGCAACCAGCAGTGGTTCCAATACCAATATTGACTAAACCTTCGGTAGTTGAAAATCCAACCGTAGCTCCAGTTCCTACAAGTGATTCTTCCCAAAGATTATTGTCTCTATATCTGTGAGAACTGTCAAATAGGGTAAGTGGTTGAGATATTCTAGTTCTACCAAAAGCATCTGGATTTACACTTACTGGAAATCTATTGTAATTGTCAACAATTCTTCCATCTCTGGTTGCAGCACCAAAAACTTCAAAAAGACTTCTTTCTTGATTTAAATAATCCTGTGTAGTTATATTCCACTGAGCCATTAATTATTCACCCCAAGTTAATCTTTCTGGTTGATATCTCTGTACATTTTTAATTCTTGATGTTTGTGGAGATACTGGATAAATGTTATGAACAATAGCTCCAGGATATTCTCCTTGAAGATGCTCTGCAAGTTCATTCTTGCTCATCATTCTACCTTCAACTTCCATTCTATAAATTTTTCCTTCCCAAACCACATCAGCAACAAATGATTCTTTGGTAGTTTCTGGTTCCGAACTATTGATATAAAGATTTCCGTTGAAATCTCCAGAGATATTTACTGATTCTGATAGAAATTGTTTAAAACTTTTCATTTTAGTTACAGTTCCAACGACGAAGGGCTTTGTTAATTCTTGAATCTGGATCTCTTGCAGTTTCGGAAGAAGTTAATTTTGATTTCATCCCTTTCATACGACGGCAGAATGACTTACGACGCTCTGCTCTTTTTCCTTCTGGATTCTTTTCAGTAACTGCAGTTTGTAGTTTTGAACCTGGATTTTCGCGGCGATATGCATTAACTGCTTTCTGACTTAATCCATCAGTTTTATCTTGGCGATTTACTTTCTGCCAGTCTTCTACTTGAAGAAACTGCTCACCAGGTTTAATATCTGAAATATAATATGATTGAACTTTTGAACCGGGGTAAACCTTTTCAATTTGAGATTGAACTTCCTGGCGGTTTGGTTTTGTTGTTTGTGGAAAAAATAACTTCATCATAAAATACTTCCCTCTCCAATTCAGAGTAACAAGAATAATGTTTCCAGTTTTTGCTGGAATTCTAATGGACTCTTCCATTGGTTTTACATAATTTTTATCTGGTCCTGGTTTTGCAGAACTTCCCCCCATTGGTCTCTTTGGAGAACATTCGCATGGTGACTTTCCACACACTTCACATACTTCAGTTTCTTCTTTAACTGACTTCCAACCGCCACCCTCTGATTTATATCCCTTCGCAGCCCAACCATTTGCATATGCTGAAGGATAAACATCAAACTTTGCTTTTGCCTTCGCTTTCCACTTAGCCCAAAGTTTTGGGTTTGTTGGTTTGTTTTCTTCTTCCAAATCTACTTCTTCTGGAACACAATTTGGAACTTCTTTTCCATTTTTCTTTTTCATTCCAACTTGTTTATATCCAGTCCAGCAAGGATCTTTCGCCTCTTTCATTTCACTATCTTTCATGATAGCTCCGTTTGGCATCAAATGATATCCTTTAGGAATTGGTTTGCACTTATTTTCTCTGTTACAGAAATATTGGCCTTCTGGACACTTATTCTTTGCTTCGTCCATGGACCCTTGAACATTATGTTCTCCACTATCTAAGTAATCTGCAGCTGCATCAATATAATCTGCTGCTTTGGTAATTTTTGATTGTACCCATGCTTCAATATTGCCCTCTCCCTTCATTTTTGATCTAAGACGCTTTACCGCTCTTTCAATAGTAGAAAGTTCAGATCTTGCCATCGAATGTTCATGATCTGGTTCTGGTTTTTTAGATTCTGTAACTCCACCAATAGTTACTGCATCCCACATAGCAGGTCCGTATGAGCAATCCATTCTTCTTTCTCTTTTTCTGCACATCGGACAATATCTCGTTTCATCCGATTGCTCTTCAATTTTATTGGATACCATTTTCGGTTTTCCTCCTTTTCCTGGACGATCTGCTACTGGATCTTCTTCTCTTTTTCTTCTTACTGCAGCAGCGATTTCATCTTTAGACATTTTTGCTGCTTTTTCTTTTGATAAGCACTTTGGTTTTGCTTCTCCTGGTTCACGAGCACATTTACCAATTCTTTCTCCTTTAGTATTATATCGATCCCATCCGCCGCCACCGACTCCACCTTCTCCACCAGTTCCAAACCACTTACGAAGATCTTCGTAAGCCATACCTCTTTTGGTATGTTTCAATTCACCCTTTTGTTTTGCCATTAATTTTTTTGATCCAGCACCAACATTAATATCAATTGGATTTTCATCTGGAGTTTTCTTTTTTGGATTGTCATAAACATCCACATCACCATCAGCATCACGATCAACATATTGAACTGTTGAGTGATGTACTAATTGTTTTAAATCTAAGTTGGGATCCAACTGATGTTGTTTTCCTTTTAGATGTGGAGTTTTATGTGAAAACTTTTGATTTTTCATTCAACTGGTTTTGATTTAGTTTCTTCACCTTTGGCTCTTTTTCTTCTCGCTGCACAATGAGCGCGTTGAGAAAATCCTTTTGGATTCGAGCAATCAATACTCTTTTTATATTTATTACTCCACTCTTCTTGGAACTGTTTAAATGTTTTCATCGGTAGATTGCTTCTTGAGTAGTTTAGCTAGTTCTGCTGTTGAACCTACAAACAATGCATTCGTGACATTAGTTGGACCCTTAACATTCTTATCTTCATCTAGGTCTTTGAGTTTTTTCTGAAGATCCATCAACTTATCAGTTGCATCCGCAACATTTTTAATTAGTTGACCTGCAACTTCATATGCCCTTGGCATTTCACTTTCTTGAGCCAATTCAAGAATTCCATTGATTGCTTCCTGACCTTTTTCAATCAATGAGTACAAGTTACCTCTAGTATATTCATAATCTTTTTTCACATCCTCTACAGAAGATGCTACTTTATCGATTTTTTCTATTGGATCTACTTGCTTTTCTACAATTTCTCCAGAAACATTGAATGTCTCATTTAAGTCATCAAATTTTTTTGTCATTTTCATGAGAATCCGCCACTAAATCCAAAATCATCTCCAACTTCAATTAGTTGATTATCCTCGCTTGTTATTTTCTTAACATCTGCTCCGGAAACATGATTGGACGCTACTGTTTGATCTGATCCTCTAATAACAGTAAGAACATTTCCAGATTTTGAATTCACATACATTTCCTCATTGTCAATGACAATATATGTGTTTTCTGGAATTGATGATGCATCATCTACTGTAATTTTTGTTTCGGATAATCCAATATCTCCAACCAAACTTGTAGTAACAGTTCCAGTATAATTCTTAGTAGCTCTTGGTTCTGATGAATATGTAAGATCTCTCGCTCCAGCTTTTGAATCTGATCCAGAAGAAGATGCTGCAACAAAACCAACAGAAACTTTTTTGATAATATCTGAAGATGCTGAAAGAACAGGTCCAAAAAGATAAGTTTTTGCAGTAAATCTAAGAGTATAAATCAATGCTCTTCTGGTGCT